CGAGGTGGAAGAGAGGGAATTGAGGATCGCCGTCAAGAAGGGCGAGTATGTCCCGCTCCATCAGGTCAGAACCGAATGGATCGGACTGGTCGCCCAGGCCACATCCATCCTGCGGGCGAAGTTTGAAAATGAACTCCCGCCAATTCTATCAGGTTTGGATGCCACCGGCATTCAGCGGGAGTGCCGCCAGGCGATTGATGAAGTTCTCCGCAGCCTGCACGAATCATGAAAATCCTGCACGACATCTGGCGCGAGGCGTGGCAGCCACCTGACCGGCGACCGCCGTGGGAATGGTGCGAGGATCACGTCGATGGCATCCCGTATTCACCCAACCCGGGACGCTTCCGGTCAGAAAACTCCCCCTGGATCCGCGAGGTCATGGAGGCCATCGTTGACCCGCGCATACGGCTTGTCTCTATCATCGCGTCGGTCCAGTCATCGAAAACCACGGCACCGGAACTCACGCTTTGTTATATCATTTCCAACCTGCCCGGTCCCGCGCTGTGGCTTGACCAGACCGACGAGGATGCACGCGACTATTCGGAAGCGCGGTTGCAGAAGTTGTTTGACCAGTGCGAGCCGGTGGCGCGGCTCATGCCCACCGGCATTCACCGCCACAAGCGCAAGAACAACGCCATCCATTTCAACAACGGCATGGTGCTGTGGATTCTCGGGGCACACAACAAGACCAACCTGCAGCGCCGGTCGATTCGCTGGCTTGTTGGGGATGAGACATGGAGGTGGCCGGAAGGTCACATGTCGGAGGCAGAGGCCCGCGTCACCGCATTCGGCTGGCTGGGCAAGTGCATCTTCATGAGCCAAGGCGGCGAGGAGGATGACGATACCCATAGGAAATTTCTCTGCACCGACCAGCGCGAGTGGACATTCGCCTGCCCGGAATGCGGTCACCGGCAACCGTTCAAGTGGGAATGCGTGGAGTGGAGCAAATCAGCCAGGGATGAATTCGGTGATTGGGATTTTGACGAGGTCAGGCGCACGGCCGCAATGCGCTGTGAGTCATGCAACCACCATTTTGACGACGGCGACCGGACGCGGCGAGAACTCAATGCAACCGGCAAGTTTATCTCCAAGAACCCAAAGGCATCGAAGGAAAATGTTGGATTCCATTGGAATGCTCTGTGCGCGATGAGCTGGGGCCAGCTTGCCGAACTCTACCTGAGGGCCAAGGCGGCGGCACGCAAGGGTGACGTTTCATTACTCCAACAATTCTATCAGAAGCGTCTCGGCCTGCCGTGGCGTGAATACGTCGAGGACTACAAGTTGGAGATCGTAAAATCCGGCTACAAGCGGGGCGAGTCGTGGGAAGAGGAAGGGGCTATCAATCCGAAAACCGGGACCATCCTTGCCGCGCCGCTGCCCGAGCGGAAGGGCTTGATACCACTGCGGTTCCTGACGGTGGACTGCCAGATGGACCATTTGTTTCTCGTGGTGCGGTCGTGGTCGGCGGAAGGATCGAGCCGCCTGGTGTGGAATGAACGGGTTTTGACGTTCACCGACATCGAGGTTATTCAGGAACGCTTCGACATTCATTCGTCGCTTGTCTTTCTCGACGCCGGCTATGCGACCTACGATGTCTATCGGGAGTGCGCCAAGCGCGGCTGGGTGGCGCTTATTGGCGACCGCCGCCCGGTCTATCCGCACAAGGGACGCGACGGCAAGACGGTGCTGCGGTTCTATTCTCCCCGTCGCAAGGTCGTTCTCACGCACCGGCAAACGTGCCACGTCCACTACTGGAGCAACCTCAACATCAAGGACACGCTCGCACGCCTGCGCCGCAACCAGGACGCCAGGCAGGGGCCGACATGGGAGGTGCCCGACGACATCGACGACGATTATCTCGCCCAGATGGAGAGCGAGCAGCGGGTGAAGGAAAAGGGCCAGTGGATGTGGAAGCAGATCGGGTCACGACCGAACCATTACTTTGATAATGAGGCAATGCAGGCGACCGCGGCCACGATGCTCAAGATCATCGGGCGCGAGGCGGTGACAAGTGCCCCGGTTGACACCCCGGACGGGACACCATGAAAACGCTGATTCTCCTCGCCGCGCTGTCCCTGCTCCTGCCCGCCTGCACCACGCTTCCCCCGGTCAACGGGACCGTCGCCAACAAGGACGGGCGGATCACGCTCACTCCCGACGGCCGCATTGAAATCGTGATAGAACCCCGCACCGGCAAGTAATCCATGACCATCGACCCACGATCTGCGGGCAACATCGCCACGCTCAGGCCCGACGCGCAAGCCAAGGCCCGCGAGTGGTTGCTCAAGTGTCTGGAGGCGGGCATCAACGTGAAGGTGATCTGCGGCACCCGCACCTATCAGGAGCAGACGGCATTGTATGCCAAGGGCCGCACCACGGCGGGACCAAAAGTCACCAACGCCCCAGCCGGATACTCGTGGCACAATTTCGGCGTGGGTTGGGATTTCGTCGTCTTCGACGCCAATGGTCAGCCGCAATGGGAAAGCCCGCTGATGGAAAAATGCGGCAAGATCGCCGAATCGCTGGGTCTTGAATGGGGCGGTCACTGGACCAGTTTTCAGGACACCCCGCACATCCAGATAAAAACCGGCTGCACGCTGGCACAAGCACGGCAGCGCGTGAAGGACGGCAATTGGTGGAAGTAAATCATGGCACGCGGACTTTTTATCACTGGTTTCACGGTCGCCGAGGTTCTGGCAATCCAGCGCCGTGCCAAGGAGTTGTTGTTGGAGGGCAAGACGATCCTCAATTGGAATGACGCCGACACGTCGGTTTCCAAGCAGTTCGTCCTGCCAGTGGACCAGGTGCTTGAGGAATGCGGCCACGCGTTGCGCATCCTTGATCCGGCCACCTACGGCAAGCCCCGCATCGCGGTCACTTCATTCATCGACGGCTATCTCCCAAAATGAACCGATTCAAGAACATCGCCCTGCGTCTGCTGCCCCCGATCCTTGTCCCCAAGGCATGGGGTTCTCCCTTTGAGTCGGCCAACTGGTCGCCCCGCCGTGGCACCGTGCCGGGAGCATCACCCACCGACGCCCGCAATGATCTCACGCCGGGGGTGCGCACCGAGTTGGTCCGCAAGTCGCGCTACCTTCACAAGAACAGCGGATTTGTTAGGGAACTGGTCGGCAACATGGCGATCTACTCCACCGGCGATGGCATCCGCGTTCAGGCGCAATCCGCCAAGCCGGAATGGAACCGCGCCGCCGAGGATTACTTTGCCCTGTGGGCTGCCCGATGCGAGGTGACGCGACGGTTTTCATTCGAGGAATGCCAGTCGCTCGTCTGCCGGGGCATGGACATCGACGGCGAGTATTTCGTTCACAAAACCCGCGATGCGGATGGCGAGCCGCGCATCCAACTGATCGAGTCCCACCGCATCGGCGACGAGTTCGGATCCAAGGACACCATCGACGGCGTTGGACTCGACGCCTGGGGCGCACCGGTTTTCTATCGCGTGCTGGAAGATGGCGGCAAAGCCCGCGACATCCCGGCTGAATCGCTGCTCCACCTCTTTGAGCCGGAATGGGCGGGCGGTGTGCGGGCGCATCCAACGATCCAACATTCCATCAATCACGTCCTCGACGAAATGGAATTGCTGGCGCTGGAAAAGCACGCGGTCAAGGACAACGCCGACGTGTCCCGCATTCTCAAGACGGCACGCGGCGAAATCGACGACAACGGCGACTTCGTTGTGGGCGGGGGTGGCGGCTCGGGTGACGCGAGCGACCCGGTGTCGCTCCAGCGCATCGTCGGTGGCAAGCTCGTGGCCCTCAAGCCTGACGAATCGTTAGACAGTTTCCAGTCCAACCGCCCCTCCCCAACATTCACAGGCTTCCTGGAGCACCTGCGGCGCGATTCCGCGCTTGGCATGATTCCGTTCGAGTTTGCGGCGGATTCCAGCAAGATCGGCGGCGCGGGTGTCAGGCTCGTGGTTGCCAAGGCTGACAGGCGGTTTTCGTTCCGCCAGATGATCCTTGAACGGCGCTTCATTCGCCCGGTGTGGGCCTACGTCATTGGCGATGCCATCAGCCGCGGTCTGCTGCCACCCATCGCCGGATGGTGGAAGATCAGTTCCGTTCCGCCGAAGCGGGTGACCGTGGATGCAGGACGGGAAGCCCAACAGAACCGCGCCGACGTTGAAATGGGACTAAAAACCCTCAGCGATCACTTTCAGGAGTTGGGGGCGGATTTTGGCGAGGAAATCGAACGCCGCGCCAGTGATGCGAAGCTCATTCTTGAAACGGCTGCCAAGTATGGCGTGCCGGTGGACATGCTGTGGAAGCCGACTGGCGCATCCAGTTTGCAGCCGCCCGCGTTGACACCGCCGCCGGTGCGTGAATCCGGTATTCCTGCAAAATCTTGATTGGTTGATCCAGCCCGAGGCCCTGCGCTCAATGGCGGCGGCTTCCCGTTCGTTCCTTGATCGTGGCGCCGCACTGCCACAGCCCGGACAATCCAGCCCGCTTCTGAGTGTCGAGGATGGCATCGGCGTGGTTGCCATTGACGGCCCAATCATGCGCAAGCCCGACATTTTCGCCCGCGTGCTTTTCCGCGCCACTGATTCCAACATGATCGGCGACGCCATCCGCGAGGCCGGGGCGCGTGACGACATCAAGGCGGTGTTCTTGGACATCGATTCTCCCGGCGGCACCGTGGCTGGCACGCCCGAACTGGCCGCAACCGTCGCGTCTATCAATGAACGCAAACCCGTCTATGCATTCTCTTCCGGCCTGATGGCCTCGGCGGCTTATTGGATTGCCAGCCAGGCCCGCGCCATATACGCCACGCCATCCGCCCAAGTCGGGTCTATCGGAGTGGTTCAAGCCGTGATTGATGACACCGCCGCGCTCGACGCCGAAGGGATCAAGGTGGAAGTGTTCTCCGTTGGGAAATACAAGGCGATGGGGGCACCCGGCACGCCCCTGACCGATGATCAACGGGATCTGATCCGCTCCAACCTGGCGGAGATCGCGCAGGAATTTCATGCCGCCGTGCTGGCGCGGGGGCGTTCGATTCCCGCCGAGGCCATGGAAGGCCAGACATTCAGCGGGCGGCAGGCACAGCGCTTCAACCTGGCGGGCATGGTTTCCGACCGTGCCGAGGCCATGCGCCGCCTGCGCGTTTATCACGGCGCGGTTGACACGGCGGCACGCGTGATGAGCAAGCCAATCGAAGATCTTCTTGCCGAAGCACAGGCACAAGTCACCACCCTCCAACAGGAAGGCAAGGCACAGGCCGACCTGCTCGCCGAGGCGTCCACCAACATCGGGAACCTGCAAGGGCAATTGTCCGGGCTGAGCGCCGATCTCGAATCCGTCCGCGCCGAACGCGACAGCGCCAGGGCCGAAACCACCACGCTGCAAGCACGCGTCACGGAACTCCAGGCGTCGCAAGTCGATTTCGACACCCGCGTCCAGACCGAGGTTGCCCGCGTCGTTGCCTCCACCGGCACCACGGTGCCCGCCCGCGTTACTCCCGCGGGGGACGCCCAGTCGGTCCCGCAGGATACCACGCTGACCGAACTGGTCGCCCGCTTCGACCGCCTCGTCACCGAGCACAAGCCCGAGGAGGCAGCACGGTTCTATCAAAAACATCTCGCCCAACACTTCACCCGCTAATCCGCCATGTCCAACACCAACGCCACTGTTAATTCCCCGCTGATCGCCCAGGCCGCGCTCACGACCCTGCTTGCCAAGTTCCCGATTCTGGGCCGGATTGCCACCGACTTCAGTTCCGCGAGCGTCAAGTTCAAGCAGGACATTGTCACCCACATCGTCACGCCCACCGTGGCGCAGGATTTCGATCCGGCCACCGGTTACGTCCCCGACGATCAGGCGCAGGTCGATGTCAGCGTCAAGATCGACAAGCACGCCTACGCGGGTTACGCGATCACCGACGTCGAACGCTCGACCAGCGAGATCGACCTCAACCAACGCTATGCCGACAAGGTGGCATACGCGCTCGGCCGCAAGGTGTGCGACGACCTCATGGCGCTCATCATCAATGCCAACTTCAACAACAAGACCGAGTCGGCCGAGGCGGATTTTGGCCGCAACACGGTGGTGGACATCGGCACCAAGCTCAACAAGCGCTTCATCCCTGACATGGGACGCTTCATGTTCGTCAATTCCGACTACTACAACGCCCTGCAAAAGGACGAGGCGCTTTACAAGGCCTACATCACCCCGCAGGCGGGTGGTGTGGTTGTTTCCGGAATGCTGCCCGACGTGAACGGCTTCACCGTCATCGAATACTCGGCCCTGCCCGAGAACAGCGAACGCCTGGTGGGTTTTGCAGGCATCCGCGAGGGGCTCATCATGGCTGCCCGAGTGCCGGATGTCCCGGCCAACACCGGCGACACGGTGATCCGCGTGGTCACCGACCCGCGCACCGGTCTGTCAGTCCAGGTGCGCGACCGCTACGACGGCCGCCTTGGCAAGCAGGAGGTGAGCTTCACCCTGATGTATGGCTTCGCTGCGGGCAACAAGCCTGTCATCGAGCGCATCATCCGCCCGGTGGCTTGATTTCTTCCCGGCATTGGCAGGCAGGGGTTCATGGGCACCCTCTCCGGACAACCGGGGAGGGTGCTTCATTTTGACAACACCACACCGGCATGGGACTTGAATCCGACATTCTAACCGACCTGCGGCAGTTGCTAACCGAACATGGCGTGAGGGCGCGGTGGCAGGGGCTTGACTTGCTTGTTCTCGTCAGCCGTATCCGCAGGGAACAACAAATGGAGGTGGGAGGCTTTGTGGAGTCGCCGGAACTCAGCCTGCGGGTGCCCAAGGTGGCATTTCCTAACACGCTGCCGAAATTCGGCGAGCGCATCGAGGTTGAGGGCATCGAATACCGCATCTCACAGGTATCGGCCCATCCGCGTTCACCCTTGCTCACCCTCAGCCTTTCCACCACCGATGAGTGACGGCGCCATCAAATTCACCGCAAAGATGAAGGGCAGCAGCGAGGTGATTCGCCTGCTCCATCGCTATCCGCAGAAAGTGGGTAGAACCCTGGAATCCCTGGTGAAGCAGGAAGCACGGGGGCTGGCGGTCGAACTGGCACGCAACACGCGGCCGTTTGGATTTTCGGACAATGCGAAGGAGCGCGGCAAAATGGCGGTTGCCGGTGACATCAACCGGGTGTTTGCGGTGCCCTCGGATGCCTTCGAGAAAACCAAGGCGACCGACCCGGCTGCCGCTGATAGGTTTTGGGCCAACATCCAGAACCGCCGGTTTGCCAGGGCGGAACAGGCGCTCAAATCCTCAAACTCAGCGTGGAAGAATTTGCCGGTGGGGAGGTTAGACCCGAAACTCCACCAGCAAAGCCGGACGGGTCGCAGCGCCAACGTGAGGCGCAAGAAGCCCGCGCAAATTGTCACCAGTCCGAAGGCGCTGGATTCCTACATCGCCAAAATCCAGAAGCGTGTTGGCTTTGCCAAGGGCTCATGGCTCAACGCGGCAAAGGCAATCGGCGGGAAGGTGCGCGACGCCGCGCAATGGGTGACGCGCCACAAGCAGGCACCGGGGACCGCCATCGTGAAAACCGGCGACAAGCCATCCGTCACGTTGGTCAACAACCTTGACTACATCGAACAGGTGACCACCGCCAAGGGCATCGAGCTTGCGCTCCAGGTGGCGTCCGGGCGACTGCGCAAGGCGCTGCTCACCTCGTTGAAGGTGATTTCCGACAAGGCAAACCGTGCCATGCGGCGGGCAAGTTGACTCGCCGCCACCGGGCAAGATGCCAAACATGATCGAAGACCGCCTATCGTC